CTGCTGAATATTCTGATTGGCAATGCGCTGAAGTCATTGTTTTTAATAGGCATTTAACTTCCGCTGAATATACGAACGTTGAGCAATATCTTTCTTTTAAATATGGAATTGCAGTCGGTGGTTCAGTCGCGACTTCTTGGCCGTATCCCGGAACATTCGGCGCACTACAAGGTAATCGAGATACTGGTATTCGTTCAGTTTTATCTTCTTATTCTGGTAGCTCTGTGCCAATGAATCACGTATCCAAAAGAACACCTATTGTTGTTTCGAAACCTTCAAGACAAGAAATTATACTTGCAAATCAAGTGCGCGCTAGAATTAAAACAACCGGACAGGTAAACACTAGACTACAAGATACAGTTGCTGTACAACTTGCCGCATCTGGCGGCGGTGGAGGCGGAGGCGGTGGAGGTAGTTCCGACTCTGCAGTAGCATCAACAATTAAACAGATTTGGTACTAAGATATGTCACTTAATAGAACACTCGCAGGACTCATAGATGCCTCAGGAGAATTAACTTCAGGAGGTGGGTTAGATGTATATGCCACACTCGATAATCTTCCTACAACAGGATTAACTTCAGGTGATCAAGCATATGTGTCTGCTACGAGTAGATTTTATATCTCAAATGGTTCTGGTTGGTATAATGTAGCACTCGTAAATGCCACACCGAATCTTACTATCAGCCCATCAGGTGCAATTGAATTAAACACAGATGGATCAACTACTACTATCACCTTAACTGCAACAGACTCTGATTATCCAGATGCGGCATTAACGTTTAGTGTGGATTCTGATGGTAGTTTTGGTGGTTTAGGCACAATTAGTCAAGATAGTTCTGTATTTACGATTACACCATTTAGCAGAGATTCTGCCACTACTACATCTTCAACATTAACATTTAAAGCATCAGATGGTATTAGTTTTGGATCTGGTACTAGAATATTATCATTAGAATTTAGTGTTGCAAATTCGAATCACACTACATTACTGTTACAAGCAGCTACGGGGACAGATGCCCAAGTTGATGCTTCAAGTAATAGTTACACCTTAACCAAATATGGCACTCCAGTTTCAACTGCAGCTTCTCCATATCATCCTGGTGGATACAGTACATATTTTGATGGTACAGGTGACTATCTCTCCATTCCAGATCACAATGATTTGGACTTTGGGTCGTCAGACTTTACAATGGAATGTTGGATATATGTTCCAGATCCATCAATCACTGTTATCTTAATGAGTAAAAGAGCTAGTAGTTCTACGTATGGTGCAACATATATTGCTATCGTAGGTGGTAATGCCGCCGCGTCTGCTACATCAAATAATAGTTCATGGGATATAATTCCTGTTAACTCTTCTTTTGGTGCTGTTTCTGCAAATACTTGGACGCATCTCGCATTAGTTCGTGATGGTAATAACTTTACAGGTTATGTTAATGGAGTTGGTACATCTTTAGGAACTTCTTCATCTACTATTGCTGCAAATAGTAGTGCAGTAACAATTGGTGGTGACACTGATGGATACCAAATAAACGGTTATATAAGAGATGCTCGATGGGTAAAAGGAACAGCAGTATATACATCTAACTTTACTCCACCAACAAAATCATTAACTGCAATTACAAATACAGTTTTACTCGCTTGTCATCATCCATCTGCAACTGTAGATGGATCAACCAATAATCACACAATGACGATTGGCGGTAACACTTCTACACGAAGATTTGCTCCATATGATTATTTAGGATATACCAAAACAGATCACGGTGGTTCTGTATACTTTGATGGAACAGCTGATTATTACATTGCTCCTTTTAGTATAACTGGTGTAAGTAATATAACTGTAGAAGCATGGATTTATATGGAATCTATAAGTAGTCACAATGTTATTTACAGTCAATATCCAAACGCTAATGCTGGAGATTACTCTGGAAGACATATGTTTTATATTGCAACTCAAGATAGTAAATTAAAATACTGGGTAGCCGATGATGGAACTGCCGAGCATTCTGAGGTTTTAAAATTTAACACATGGTATCATGTAGCATATGTTAGAGATGGAAATACTATAAAATTATATGTAAATGGCAAGGGCGAAACATCTGGTATTACATTCGATCGTGCAATATATAGCGAAAATATTAACTTGGTTGCCGAACCTACCAATAGTAATCATTTTGAAGGTTATGTAACTGACTATAGAATAACATATAATAGCACCACATATACAGGTGATTTTACTCCAACAACTGCGCCATTAACATCTAGCTCAGATACAAAATTATTAACATTTACAAATAAGAATGATATTTGGGATGCCGGAACTGGTAAGCTATTAACCAAAGCAAATAATGTAACAGCAAGTAATACACAAAGAAAATTCGCGACATCTTCTGCAATATATTTTGATGGTACTGATGATTTTATTACTGTAGCAGATAGCACTGATTTTGATTTTGGTACCGGCGATTTCACTATGGAAGGTTGGTATTATGCGACAAATGTTAGTGGCGATAGATACCTTCTTAACTTTACGACATCTGCTGGTAATGGTCATTTTGGTGTTAATTTTTATAATGGTGGATGGAGAGTTGGATTATTTAACGGAAGTCTAATTACTGGCACTACTGGTATCGAAACAAATGTGTGGCATCACTTTGCTTGGGTAAGAGCAAGTGGCGTGATGAAATTTTATATTGATGGTACTCAAGTTGGATCAAATGTAACATATTCTAGTGCACTAGATTGTAGTGGTACATTTAGAATAGGTACATATGCTACTACTACAACTTATGGCGAATATTTAGGTTATATGCAGGATATAAGAATTACAAAAGGTCTTGCTAGATACACAGGTAACTTTACCCCACCAACCGCAGAATTTAGTGGCTAGTTTAATTCAAAAAACATATAAATAGTCAAAAGATTTTTTATCGGAGACTATTTTATGGCACCACCTAATTCCAGAGATACACTGATTGAGTATTGTAAAAGACGACTCGGTGATCCAGTATTAGAAATTAATGTTGATGAAGATCAAATTGAAGATCGCGTCGATGAAGCTATTCAGTATTATCAAGAGTATCACACTGATGCGACTGTACGCACTTATCTAAAACATCAGGTTACTGCGGCCGATAAAGCTAACGAATATATTCCGATTTCGTCTGACATTTTGTATGTTTCAAAATTGTTTCCTATTGCAAGTTCTTTTAATACCTCATTTAATTTTTTTGATATAAAATATCAAATGATGTTGAACGATATTGCAGACTTGCAAAATTTTGCAGGTGATTTGGCGTATTATGATCAAATGCAACAATATTTGTCTATGCTAGATATGAAATTAAATGGAGCACCTCAGGTTAATTTTTCTAGACACCAGGATAGGCTGCATATTTTTGGAGACTTTCATGACGATGATATTATTGTAGGTGAATATGTAGTAGCAGAAGTTTATAGCGCTTTAGATCCAGACACGTATACGTCAATCTATAATGATATGTGGCTAAAAGAATACACCACTGCTCTTATCAAACAACAGTGGGGACAAAATTTAATTAAATTTGAAGGCATCGTGATGCCTGGGGGCGTGACATTTAATGGTAGACAATTATATGATGATGCAACTCAAGAAATTCAAGCGTTAAGAGAGAGAATTAGAGACGAGTTCGAATTACCACCAGATTTCATGGTAGGATAATATGGCTCGTAATTTCTACTTTTCAGAAAAAGTTCAATCAGAGATCAACCTGTATGAAGATTTAGTCATAGAGGCGTTAAAGATCTATGGGCAAGACGTTTATTACATACCTCGTGATTTAATGAACGAAGATTTTTTGTTGGGAGATGATCCAACATCGAACTTTAACTCTGCTCAAAAAATTGAGATGTATATTGAAAACGTAGAAGGATTTGATGGTGAAGGAGATCTTTTTACAAGATTTGGTGTTGAAATTAGAGATGAATGCACATTTATTGTATCAAGAACACGTTGGAAAAATCAAATTAAAAGATTTCAAAATTCAGGAATTGAAATATTAAGACCAGGAGAAGGTGATTTAATCTATCTACCTCTCACACAATCAATGTTTCAAATAAATCACGTAGAGCATGAACAACCTTTTTATCAAGTTCAAAATGTGCCGGTTTATAAAATGCGATGTACTCTATTCGAATACACAGGCGAAGACTTTGATACTGGCGTTGAAAATATTGATCAGGTTGAAAGAGATTATGCATATCAGTATGTTGTTCAGCTACTTGGTCCTAAGAAACCTAAAGCTAGAGCAGTGTTGGGACCATAATGGGCAAAGTTAATCAATTAGTTATAGTAGATAGTGGAAATTATTTCACAGTAGCACCAACTGTTATTGTAGAATTTCCATATTATGATAGTGCTAATTTGTATGGATTTTCTGATTCTGCAAAGTTTGGGTGCGCATCTTTATATCATGACAGTAATACTATTATGAGTTTAATTGATAGCGATATAACTTCCGATAGAAATGGAAGCTTAGCATCAAGTGAGATCTCATTTTGGTATTATGCAGATTCTAGTAGAAAATGCACTTTAGCATGGACACCTAAAGTAAAGCTAATGTCAGATGGTTCAGGCCAATTTGGTGTTGTGTATAATGTTGATTCAGCTTATAAGACATTAGGAGGTATTGGAAATACGTTAAATCACTGGAATACTGATCGTGCTATTACTCCTGGGCAATGGAATTTTTTACATGTAGTTGTGACTGATAGCAACATTTCAGTTGGTGTTGATAGTGATGCTTCTTTCTTTACATTTAGAGGAAATGACGGAACTTCTGCTCCTGGAGGATTTTTAGATAGTGGCACTAAATTTAGGTTAGGAAATGATGCTGATAGCGTAGGACCAACTGGCTATACATCAGATGCTGTTCCTACGCCAGTGTTTAATTTTGGATTTCCTGGAAAAATAGATAATTTTACATTCACTACTTTAGATAATGGAATTTTTGATTCTGCGCAATGCACTCGCGTACCAGATTCTGTAGATGATTATTATTTTAATACTACTCCTATGATTCACCAGCGTTTTGATTATCGTAGAGCAAAGGGAGTAGCTGCAATCGATTCTGCTGCTTTAGGTGGCACCGGTGCAATCACAAGTATACACGTATCAGATTCTGGGTGTGGCTATACAAGAATACCTCGTGTAGCAATCATCGATAACCGAGTCAATGACAGTGATTATCAAATTGGAGATAGTGTAGGTCAAACTTTAAGTAGTGGCCAACTAATGACTGGAGAAGTAGCAAGATATAAGCTTGATTCGGCTGGAGATTCAGATAGATACTTATATCTAGCTCATGTAGGATCTAGTGATGGTGTATTGAGAACATTTGAAGAAAATATTACTGTATTTAATAGAACATATAGAAATGGCCAGAGAGCTACTACAGGTTTGAAAGCTATTGGTGTTGGAGAAGACAACAAAATGTCTAACACAGAACAAAATAATGAATTTACTAAATCTTATATTGATGATTTCTTAGATTTTACTGAAAATAATCCGTTTGGTGATCCAGAGGATCAATGATGTTTGGACAATATTTTTATCACGAAAAAATACGTAAGTCTGTTTCTCTTTTTGGCAGGCTATTTAATAATATTTACGTAGTTCGTAAGAATTCGGCCGGTGGTATTCTCAACCAGTTGAAAGTTCCTCTTGCGTATGCTCCGAAAATGAAGTATTTAGAAAGAGTGCGTGAAAATGCAGAGTTGCCAGGTGATCAAAAGGTAGCGTTAAAGCTTCCTCGAATGTCATTTGAAATTACCGCAATTGATTATGATACTACTCGTCAATTGACAAAGGTGAGCAATTTTAAAGCAATTGCCGGAAGTAATTCTTCTAGGCAAAAATTTTATTCTCCTGTTCCATATACTATCGATTTTTCATTAAATATATTTGCTAAAAATCAAGATGATGCATTACAAATTGTAGAGCAAATTCTTCCTACGTTTAATCCTCAATATACAATTACAATATTACCATTCTTAGAAGAGTATCCTGATTTCAAAGAAGATATTCCTGTTATAATTCAGTCAGTAACTTTTACTGATGATTATGAAGGATCATATGAAACTAGAAGAACTATCATATACACAATAGCTTTTCAAATGAAAGTAAGCTTCTATGGTCCAATAGGAACTCAAGATATTGTCCGGACTACTACTGCAAATCTATTCGATATGGATAGACTAGGTACTGATTCGGATGCATTTTTAGAAGCTGTTACTGTAGAACCTAATCCTACAAGCATTTTTGGAATGCCTGATAGTGATTTTGGATTTAGTACTACTATTACTGGAGTAGAATAATGACCATTACGTTAAGAAGCACCAAAGGAAGCGAGCTCTCATTTGCTGAGCTCGACGGAAACTTTCAAGATCTAAATCTCAGAGCTTCACAAAATGCTAATAATATTAGTAATATAGACTCTGATTTAACTTATTATACTGCGATTGTAAACGCACTAGATTCAGGATTTGATTCTGACGTTGCTGCACTTAATGGAAGAGTTGGTCCTTTAGAAGCACAACAAGCCTTGAACACAAATAACATTGCCACTTTACTTACTGATGTGGCCACTAATACAGGCAATATATCAACTCTTCAAACAAATGTCAGCACTAATACAAGCAATATAAGTAATAATACTGGAAATATTGGCACGCTTACAACTACATCAGCAACGCATACTAGTCAGATTGGTGCGTTATTAACCAATGTATCAAATAATGATTCAGACATTGCACTTTTATACGATATGAGAAATATCAATAATGAAAGATTAGATTCATCTGATGCTAGCTATATTAGCTTATCTTCTTTAAAAAGTGTCGTAGCAGCATCTGCTGATTTTTCTGATTTTCAAACGAGGATAGCTGCCCTATAGGTGATAAATGGATAATGAAGATGATAAAAATGTTCAAAATGATTATGAATATTCAAGAAGTACATATTATGAACTAATAGAAAAAGGCAGAGAAAGCTTAGATATGATGATAGAAGTTGCTCGAGAATCAGAGCATCCGAGAGCATATGAAGTTTTGTCTGGACTAATAAAAAATATATCAGACGTGAATGATAAATTGATGGACCTTAATAAGAAAAATAAGGAAATTCAAAAAGACGAAGTTAAGCAGATCGCGAATACAACAAATAATAACTTATTTTTAAGCTCTACTGCAGATCTTCAAAAATTATTGAATGGTAAGGATGATAGTGTAATAGATGTCACAGCAAGAGACGTATCTAGGGAATCCTCAGGTTAAAAGAGATGGTGTCGTACAAGAATGGACACAAGAACTAGTAGAAGAATACTCAAGATGTATGAAAGATCCTATTTACTTTGCGCGCAATTATTGTAAAGTAATTTCACTTGATAGAGGTTTAGTTCCATTCGAGCTTTATCCTTATCAGAAAAAAATGTTTGAGACGTTTAATGAGCATAGGTTTAACATTGTACTGGCTTGCAGACAATCGGGAAAATCGATTTCCGCGTGCGCCTACCTGCTCTGGTATGCGCTGTTTAATCCAGAGCAAACTATCGCGATCCTCGCGAATAAGGGAGCTACCGCTCGTGAGATGCTGTCACGCGTCACCCTCATGCTCGAAAACACCCCGTTTTTTCTGCAGCCGGGATGTAAAGGACTAAATAAAGGCAC